CAATGATAATGGATTACATCAAATCAAAAGACCCGCAACTTGCTTCTAGAATTGAAACAGGTGATATGAAAACTGAAAAAGAAAGTACTGTAAAAGAAATAGGTGATGCTGAAGCGGAAATATCAGATGGTATTTTTGTTGTGCAACGTGGTGATAATGCAGATGCCGTTACTAAAGAAGACCCTTATGTGGTAGGCGAACTTTATGCTGACCCGGAACTTTCAGACGAGGACATACAAAAAACACTTAAAGATTATGTACAAAATAAAAATTTAGCACCAAAGGTTGATTTCCATCCAGATGATTCAGGATCTTCAGTGATAGACGGTAAAGCATACAGAGGCGAAGTAGTAATGAATTGGCTAGGCGATACTGTTATTGACGGTGACGGTAACATTAGTTATAAAGCACCACATGAAGCAATAACATTTGAAGACATTAAACCTTATGTGTCAATGTACAAAGGTGACGATGGTAAAACTGTGTTTGATGTATTGGGCAAAGATGGTAAGTCAGTAGAAAAATTTGGTGATGCCAAAGCGGCAATGGCATATTTGAAAAAGAATTTTGACAAATTAAGATACGGTTCAAAAGAAAAAGAAGCAATGTCAGATCCGGATGGTAATCCACAGTATGGTGATGAGTCAAAAGAAATAGCACTTGACCAATGGAACAATATGTCTAAGGAAGAAAAAGAAGAATATGGAAGTTTTTCAGCATATTTGAAATCAGACGATTTCCAAGCAAAACTTGATCATTTAAGAAGCAAGTTTGAAAAAGATGAAGCACCAAAACCAGAAATGCCAAATGCATCAGAGGAAGACGTACAAGAATTTATAAAAAGTTTCTTTGACTACACATCAAATCAATTTCCAAAAGGTGAGACAGCGATCCTAACTGCTGTTGAGAAGAAATTTGGAGATGCACACATCAGGACTGCCCAAGAGGCAATTCACAAAATGACTGCCGGCAAAGACCACGAGATAGAAAAAATCAAAAAATTGGCAGGCGTCCAGTAATAAATTTTACCATTTCCGATTGACTAAATAGTTTTGTTAGTATATATTGACAAGTATGCTTGTCTGTGCTATATTAACAATAAGGCACATAATAATAATAGGCAATATAGGAGGCTAAACATTATGGCAACACTAGCAGAAATAAGAGCGAAACTGAAAGATCAAGAAGTTAAATCAGGTGGCTCTTCAAGAACAGGCGGAGACAACGCCATTTATCCATTCTGGAATCTAAAAGAGGGAGAGCAGGCAACTGTAAGATTCCTGCCAGATGGAGACAAGGACAACACTTTTTTCTGGAAAGAACGTTTAATGATCAAACTACCTTTCGCAGGTATAAAAGGTGACACGGATTCAAGACCAGTACAAGTTCAAGTTCCATGTATGGAAATGTATGGAGAAACTTGTCCAATACTATCTGAAGTCAGAGGTTGGTTCAAAGATCCTAAGTTAGAGGACATGGGAAGAAAATATTGGAAGAAAAGAAGTTACATCTTCCAAGGTTTTGTGAAAGATGATCCACTAAACGAAGAAAACACTCCAGAGAATCCAATTAGAAGATTCATAATTGGTCCACAAATATTCCAAATAATTAAAGGAGCATTGATGGATCCAGATATGGAAGACCTTCCAACTGATTCTACAAGCGGAGTAGACTTCAGAATAATCAAAACAAGTAAAGGCGGATACGCAGATTACTCAACATCTACATGGTCGAGAAAATCAAGACCGTTAACTGAAGATGAAAATAAGGCGATTGAAACTCACGGTCTATTTGACTTGAATGGTTTCCTTCCTAAAAAGCCATCAGAAGTTGATGTAAAAGTAATCAAAGAAATGTTTGAGGCATCAGTTGATGGTGAAGCGTATGATCAAGACAAATTTGGTCAATACTTCAGACCAGCAGGTGTTAGTGCAAGAACAGGTGATCCAGTAACTCCGAAAGCAGAAACTCCTGCTCCGGAAGTGAAGTCAACACCAGTTGCTGAAACTAAAACTCAAGAGACGCCTGCGGCTACAACAACTGATAATAAATCAGGAAGTAAGGCTGAAGACATCTTGGCGATGATTAGAGCAAGACAACAAAAGTAAAGCACATTGGGGGTCCTGCTGAAACAGGATCCCCTAACAAAGGGAAAATAAAATGGTAAAGGCATTCGACGTAAGCAAATTTAGAAAGACACTAACAAAGTCCATTACTGGTATGAGTTCTGGATTTCATGATCCAACAGATTGGATTTCGACAGGAAATTATGCACTCAACTATCTAGTGAGTGGAGACTTCAATAAAGGTATACCTCTAGGCAAAGTGACTGTGTTTGCAGGAGAGTCTGGTTCAGGTAAATCTTATATCTGTGCAGGTAACATTGTAAAGGCGGCACAGGATCAAGGTATATTTGTTGTACTAATAGATTCTGAAAACGCATTAGATGAGGGATGGTTACACGCATTAGGCGTAGACACAGATGAGAAAAAATTATTAAAACTTAATATGTCAATGATTGATGATGTTGCAAAAACTGTATCAACATTTATGGCAGATTATAGAGCAATGAGCGAAGACGATAGACCAAAAGTATTATTTGTAATAGATTCTTTAGGTATGTTGTTGACTCCAACAGATGTTGATCAGTTTGGAAAAGGTGATATGAAAGGTGACATGGGTAGAAAACCTAAGGCACTTACCGCACTTGTAAGAAACTGTGTGAATATGTTTGGTAGTCACAACGTAGGACTTGTTGCAACAAACCACACATACGCATCGCAAGATATGTTCGATCCAGATGATAAGATATCAGGTGGACAAGGATTTATCTATGCATCAAGTATTGTGGTTGCTATGCGTAAATTAAAATTAAAAGAAGATGAAGATGGCAATAAAACAACTGATGTAAAAGGTATTAGAGCGGCTTGTAAAGTGATGAAGACAAGATTTAACAAACCTTTTGAAGGTGTGCAAGTCAAGATTCCATATGAAACTGGAATGAATCCTTACAGTGGACTTGTAGACTTGTTTGAGAAAAAAGGCATCTTAAGTAAAGACGGCAACAGACTTAAATATGTGGATTCCAAAAAAACGGAACACAAAGAATATAGAAGAGTTTGGGAACAGGGTGGTGAATTACTAGACAATGTAATGAAAGACTTTAGTAATTTGGAACCCGCTGAAGTACAAGAAACTACTACAGAAGAGGAGTAAGATGTTATCAGGATCACAAATTGTAGAACTTTGGAACTTTTTCAAAGAATACATTGATCGGAAACAACCGATGGATTTGATTGCAGAAAAGTTTGTAGACTTATTGGCTGACCATGGCGTCGAAGATGATGACCTAAAAGACGCCTTAGGTGCAGATGACGATTTAGATAAAGCGATACAATACTTTTTAGATATCGACGAAGAACAAGAGGACTACTAATGGCTGGTTGGTATCAAAAAATAGCAAAAGATATCAGTGCAATACCAGAAGCAATCAAACACTATGAGGCTGAATTAGAATCAGCAAAGGCAGAGTGTCGTATTAGAGGCAACGTTGAAAAGGCATCTGCCGATATGCCTGGTATTGTTGAACAAAGATTTAATCAATTACAAGAAATTGAAGCGATATTACAATATATGAATATCGAATTACGTAGATTAAGAAGCAAACACTTCAAGAAATATTTAGAAAATTATCAAAGAGCACTTTCTAGCAGAGATGTTGAAAAATATGTCGACGGTGAAGCAGATGTTGTAGATTATGAAAAAATAATCAACGAATTTGCACTTTTAAGAAACAAATGGTTAGGTATCACAAAAGGACTTGACCAAAAACAATGGCAGATAACAAACATTGTTAAATTAAGAGTTGCTGGAATGGAAGACGCTTCTATATAAGCACTACCTAAAAATACATCCAATAAATATTAAAAATGAATATTCCTACCTACGTAATAACCATGATTGGAGAAGGAATGAGTGAAAATTTGGCTCAAGAATGTATAGATTCGGCAAATAAATTTGGAATTCAACCTGAAACTTTTCCTGCTACTTGGGGTGACGACGTAGAAAAGCATTTCATTGAACAAGACTTAAAAGTTTTCAAAAAAGGACAAAAAAGAAAAGAAATTAATCCTGGTTTAAAAGGTTGTTTGCTATCACATTATAGATTATGGAAGAAATGTATTGCAAGTGCTGAACCAATGATGATATTCGAGCATGATGCCATTGTTTTACGTGAGATTCCAGAAAATTTATTAGATAAATTTGAAGATGTGCTACATTTAGACTTTGCAAGTAGAAAAGTGACAAATTATGAAGATTATACAAAAACTTATCAGGGTGATGCTGTGAAACAGTGGTGTCGTACATTGCCAAGATTGTCAGGACACGAACTTTATAACAAAACACACATAAAGGGTTCACACGCATACATCATTAAACCTCTAGGTGCAATAAAAATGGTCGATTGGGTTTGGAACGTTGGTGCTATGAGTCCTGATTTAGCAATGAACAGCACAGCAATAGATTTGCGATACACATTAACTACTTTTTGTAGAATTAATCCTAGATATTGGATGGAAAGTAAAAAAAGAAGTAAAAATAGTTTTTGTAGACCTAAGAGATGGAAAAATGACGTTTGATAAATTATCAATTGAAGGCGACTTGCCTATAAACAAACAAAATATAATTTACTTTAGTTGTGATCCAAAATATTGGGCTGAATATGGACAATACTTGGCAAAAAGCACCTTACATTTCAATCATCATCAGGTACACGTACACGTTCATTTGATTTACGAGCAAGATGAACACAATCC